GCTCAAGGTCTGTCGAACAGTGCTGATCAGTTTACGAATAATTTTGGTCCAGCAGTATTGGCCACCAACACATCCATCAGTGACGTGGGTAATTCTTTAATTGCGTTCAAAAGAAATTTTGCAAGTCTAGACGAGATAACACGACAACAGTTGGAAGCCGGGGATGGATTGACTGGACAGATAGGAATCACAGAAGAATCATTCAGACAATTTAAATCATCCATTGAAGGACTACAGACCGGTTTCTTACAAGCGTTTGGTCCTAGCTTTGGTGGGTTCCTAGGAGACATCTCAAGTGGACTAGACAACTCAACCAAAGCAATAACCAACATGTCCATCAACGCACCAAAATCAACAGCGGCGGCAGTTGCGGCGGCACAGGCACTGAAATACAGTGTCAACTATGGCAAAGAAATTGGCATCATAGCCGCCGGTACAGCATTAGGAACTAGAGGCCTGTCAGGCAGAATGGGACAAATGGCCGGCTCTGTGGGAAAAGTTGCAGGTAGATTGGGTGTGGCCGGCATTGGAGTCGGGCTTGGACTTGGTGCAGGAGAATTTGCAGAACAAGCCGAGACCACAGGCGGCAAAGCACTGGGAGTTGCAGGTGCGGCGGCGTCGGGTGCATTGATCGGTTCGGTCATTCCTGGAGTAGGCACACTGATTGGTGCGGGGGTCGGTGCGGGGGTTGGCGCACTATACGGATTAGCTAAAGCATATGATGCCCCAGAAAGAGCCGCAGGCGGACCTTTGGTTGCCAATCAACTAGCATTGGTGGGAGAAAGAGGGCCGGAATTATTTTTACCAAACTCTTCTGGACAGGTAGCACCACTAACATCCGGCAACGGCAAGAGTTCAACAACAGTGTCTGCGTCAGAAACAGCAAAAAACAACAAATTTAACGAAATATTAAGCGAACAGAGTGCATCATTCAAGCAGTTTGCCAATATATCCGCAATGATGGAAAAACATTTAAATACACTAGTAGGCATCAGTGCTAAAACAGAAAAAAACACAGAAACTTCTACAAGAAGACTTGCAAATTTCAGTACTTCTCTTGTATAATATAGTATGGCTTGGAAAAAATATTTTAGAGACGCAAACGCAAACAAATCTCCTTTAGCTGGAGATCGTAATCCACAGTTCGCAAAAAGAAACTATTCATCTTATTTGCCTGATGTGTACACAGGACACCCAAACAGAGTTCAAAGATATTTTCAATATGACCAAATGGATTCTGATTCAGAAGTAAATGCGGCACTGGATATTCTTGCAGAATTCTGCACACAAGCCAACAAAGAAAACGAAACGCCATTTGACATCGTGTTCAAGGGCGACACCACAGACTCAGAGCTTAAACTTTTAAAGAAAGCACTGCAACAGTGGACCAAGTCTAACCAATTTCAAAAAAGAGTTTTTCGTATTTTTAGAAACACATTGAAATATGGTGACTGTTTCTTTGTGCGAGATCCAGAGACTAACAAATGGTTGTACATCGATCCTGCCAAGGTAGACAGAATTGTTGTGAACGAATCCGAAGGCAAGAAGCCAGAGCAGTACATGGTGCGTGACATCAACCCAAATCTTCAAAGATTATCTGCCACGCAGATAACTCCAAACCAAGTGTATGGAGGTGGAGGGACTACCGGAGGCGCTTACAATCAAAACCAAGGTGGCACAGGGCAAGGAACACACATGGGCGGCACAGGTGGTGGACAGGGCGGAAGATTCTACAGAACCATGAACCAGTATTCAATCAATGCCGAGCACATGATTCATATATCACTGTCAGACGGACTGGACAATCTATTTCCTTTTGGACAATCTATATTGGAACAAGTTTTTAAAGTTTACAAACAAAAAGAATTACTAGAAGACGCAATTATTATTTACAGAGTTCAGAGAGCACCTGAAAGAAGAGTGTTCTACATTGACGTGGGTAACATGCCCACACACTTGGCGATGCAGTTCGTTGACAGAGTGAAAAATGAGATCAACCAAAGAAGAATTCCATCAACGTCGGGTGGTGTAAACTACGTGGACGCCACGTACAATCCAATGTCGGTCAATGAAGACTATTTCTTTCCGCAAACAGCAGAAGGTAGAGGATCTAAAGTGGACACATTGCCGGGTGGTACCAACCTAGGTGAGATAGATGACTTAAGATTTTTCACAAACAAACTGTTCAGAGGTCTAAGGATACCAAGTTCATACCTACCAACTGGTGCAGATGATGGTGCACAACAATACAACGACGGCAGAGTGGGTACAGCATACATCCAAGAGTTAAGATTCAACAAATATTGCGAAAGATTACAAAGGAACGTGTCTCCAATATTTGATGAAGAGTTCAAACTGTGGATCGCGAACAAAGGTTACACTGTAGACAACTCTCTGTTTGAAATTAAAATGAATCCACCACAGAACTTTGCACAATACAGACAGACAGAGATGGATCAGGCCAGAGTAGGCACATTCACGCAGGTAGCAGAGTTACCTTACATGTCAAAAAGATTTGCATTGAAAAGATATCTTGGATTGACTGAAGAAGAGATGAGCGACAATGCTCAACAGTGGGCAGAAGAGAATGCCGTTAAACAAAAACAACCAACTAAATCCGCAGAACTGAGACAGGGTGGAGTAACCCAATCGGGTATTACCTCTGATTTGGACCAATTTGAAGAACCGATAGCAACGGACACCGGTGATGCAGGAGCTCAAACTCCAACAGCGGTCACATCAGGACAACCACCAATCCCAGGAGCAGGAGGCACACCAACCACGGGTGGCAATAAATAACACAAATGATACTAAAAGAATTTTTTACAGCCGGTGAAGAAGGAATGGAACAGCAAAAGAACTATGATGCTGAGAACGACATTTCTATACTAGACAAAGAAGATACGAGAAAAACTCGATTGACTCTGAAAGATATTAACAAAATGAGATTGGCATCAGAACAACACGATGTCGAACAACAACAAGAAGCCCAATTTGTCCAGAAGATGTACGGACAACCTACCGTAGACGATAATTTAACATTGTAACAATGAGTTCAGCATTTGTATTAGGCAACGGTGAATCACGTAACGGTATAAAAATATCCGATCTGCAACAGCACGGCAAAGTTTTTGCCTGCAACGCAGTGTACAGAACAGAGACCCCAGACTTTCTGATAGCAGTAGACCCAAAAATGATCAACGAAATTGGTGAGTCAGACTATGCAGTAAAAAATGAAGTATGGTCCAACTTTAATCATCAGTACAACAAAAATCCTAAAATACTTAATCATGTGCAATGGTTCAAACCATCATTAGGTTGGTCGTCAGGCCCAACTGCTCTCAAAATGGCGGCAGACAAAGGATTTGACACAATATATATTCTAGGTTTTGATTACCAAGGACACACTCGAGACAGCAAACGCAAAGGATTCCAGTTGAACAACATGTTCAAAGACAGTCGCAACTACAAAAGATCAGTGGACGAAGCCACGTTTTTTGGCAACTGGATGAATCAAACCAAAAGAGTTTTACAAGACTATCCCAAGATTCAATTCCATAGAGTGGTACCCAACACAGGATTTAAACCACACGACCTGGAGTTTAACAAAAACTTTACAAATTTAGATATAGAGCAGTTCATTAAAATACATAATCTGACTGTAGAAAAATCCTAAACCATTAAGCTAGCCATTTAATTACTAACAATATTGGTAAATATCCGTATAACGACTGGTATGTATAAAGGCCCTGAGAATCTCCAGTAAACATTCTCTTGGTTGTATAAAGGTATTAAATTCGCAATATTGCGTTAACAGTCACCCCATATAAAGGAGAAAAATATGGCAACTCGAAAAATCTTAGGTAAACACATTGCCCAAGCTAGAGCTTCACACACAGGTAGAGACGGAGATTTATTCTTCGATGATTCAAGCAATCAGTTCTTTATCTCAGATGGATCTACAGCTGGCGGTGTTCCTTTAGCTTTGAATCATAAAGTAAATGTCGTAGCAAATACAGCGTCAACACTAGCACCTACAGTAGCTCAGTCAGGTAGTATCTTTACTATCACTGCGGCGGCAGGTTGTGTTGTAACTTTACCAGCGGCGGCACCAGGTTTGAATTACAGCTTTCACTTAGCGGCGAATGTAACTTCAAACACATTCACGATCAACGCGGCAAGCTCATCAGACACATTACAAGGAGCTATCACGTGTGTTGACAAAGACAGTCTAGGCGCTGTTGTGGCTACAAACGCAGGCGCTACATTAGGTATTGACGTACCGATAGCGGCTGACCACCAACTTGTACAGGACGGTA